CGACGCCAAGGTTTTCGTGACGCCGTAAAAGACGCCAAGGCCCGCATCCGCTCCCAGGCCGAGCGGCTCCTCCTCTCTGGCAAGGCAACCATCGGCGCAATCTTCTGGCTGAAGAACTGCGCAGGGTGGAAAGATCAGCAGGAGCAGGCGTTTAACACTGGCATTCAGGTTGTCATCGACGGTAGCATTATCGCGGCATGCAAGTCACAAGACAAGTCAGAAGCCCTGCCCGCGTCGTATGGCCCTGCAATGCTTACCATTGATGTGGGCAGGCCGACGGATAGCGTGTCCGTCGCGCAGGACGAGGACGCAGACGAGGAGCGATGAGGGGGCACCCGGTACGGGCCATGCCCACCCGGTCAAGCCACTGGGTCCCTCCCCGCCTTCCGTTCAAATTTACCTCCACCCCACACTCTCCTGACCTCTCCACATTCCCACACGGCTTTAGCCACCCACTCCCGCCTATCCATTTCCAACTCACCACATCGCACCCGGCCTGTTCCCGCGTTCTGAAATTTTGCGCGCAGAAAATAAAAGGGCGCTTCGGTGTATTCGGTGACGGGTAGTGTGACGTTTTGTTTGCGCGTGTGTAGTGCTGGCACATCAAAATCATCCCGCGTGTATAACGCGAAAAAGGGGAAAGCATGGGTACTGCGACGAGTTTGGTTTGTTCGAAGGACGCGAATCGTTGGATCGTTGATGGCATCCGTAATCAGAGCGGCTATGTTGCTGCGATGGTGTTTAGCGGAGCTGCTGCGAAGACGAGTACGCCGCCTACTGGCGCGAAGCTGGTGAAGCTCACGGCGACTGTGGCGGTGTATGTGAAGGTGGGCGGGGCGGCTGCTGTTCCTGCTGCTGACGTGACGGACGGGAGCGCGAGCGAGTTGCTGCCTGCTGGCGGTACGATGTTCGTAGACCTGGGCGGCGCGACTACGGTTGGTGTTGCTGCTGGTGCTGCCTCTGTCGTGACGTTGGTTTATTACACGTAGGATCTTGTAGGAGGTGCGGATTGAAGAAGAGGGGTAAGCCCAAGCCGAAGCCTTGCGCTCTCGGTTAGTTTTTATCACCACGGCTGACGAGTCCTAATGGACGAAACGGGGTTTGTCGCCCCGTCCCGTGGAGTAGCCCAATCCGGGGAATAACTGGCTATCAGCGTCGCTCTAGAGCGGTTGGGGCACAAGCCCTGATCGCCAACCGTGGGTCTGAAGCGGGCGGCGTCATTCGGACATCTGGCCCGGTAAAGTGTGACTCTGCTTCCTCCCTTACCGAAAGCGGGACAAGGCGTCTGATAACCGTGCGCGTGCGGTCAGACAACCGGGAGGGAGCGGCGGACCAATGTTTATTCATGTCGCGCCGTTGCTGTTCTGGCGGCGGTAAGTTGAGGGGGGGGTGCAATGCCCCCCGTATGCAAAAGAGGCGCAATGCTGGTTCTGGATAATCTGACGTGTGGTGGTCTGCGTGGCTAAGAAACAGAACATCGTTTCTCTGCCATACAACTATCAGGCCCGCCTGTATCAGCTTCCGCTCTTCTCGTACATCCTCAATGGCGTGAACTGCTGGAACCTGATGATTCTCATGTCGTATGTTCGGCCTGGGATGTACTACTACCTATTCCCGACATACATGCAGGGGAAGAAGGCGGTATGGGACGCCATTGACAACGATGGACGCCCGTTCCTGTCGTATATCCCTAAAGAGTTGGTAGAGTCGCAGAACGGGACGGAAATGAAGATCAAGCTCAAGAATGGGAGCCTGATCCAGATTGTCGGCACGGACAACATTGACTCCGTGATGGGCACCAACCCCATTGGCTGCGTGTTCTCTGAATACTCGCTGCAAGACCCGAAGGCGTGGGACTACCTGTCGCCTATTCTGTTGGTCAATGAAGGCTGGGCCGTGTTCAACGGTACGCCTCGCGGGCTGAATCACTTTTTTGACATGTACCAGCGGGCCATGAGCGATAACGCTTGGTTCTGCCAGAAATTGACCGTGACGGACACTGGCGTTGTCAGCCCTGCGCAGATTGATGAGGAGCGCAAGGACAAGCCGGAATGGTTCATCCAGCAGGAGTATTTCTGTTCCTTCGCGGTCTCTGGCGATCTCGTTCTCATTCCCTTGGAACTGATTGAGGCTTCGATAGACCGGAGTGTTTCTTATGCTTACGCCCCTATCGTGGCTGGCTTGGACCTTGGCTATTCTCTCACTGGCGACCCCACGGCGCTGGTGATCCGGCAAGGCGGGCGCGTCCTGTATATCGATGAGTGTAGGAAGGCCGACTACCGCGAGATTGCGGGCTGGGCTGCGGCGAGGATGCAGGAGTACAACTGCCGGAACGTGGCTATTGACGCGATCGGTTGGGGCGCGGGCGTTAAGCAGCCTCTTGAGGACTTGGGTTTTGAAGTTACTGCCGTAAACGTTGCCGAAACCGCGCCAACTGCCGAGCGTTTCTCGCGCCTTCGTGACGAACTCTGGTTCAAGTGCCGTGAGTGGTTCGACGCCAAGATGAACTGCATCCCAGGCAATCTGCTGCTGAAGAACAAGCTGATTTCTGAACTGTCGGGCGTGACGTATGAGATGCTCGCGGCTACCAATAAGATCAAGGTGCAGAGCAAGCGCGACATGCGTTCCGATGGTAAGGCCAGCCCGAACATTGCTGACGCGCTCTGCCTCACGTTTGCTGTGTCGGACGCGGTGACGTTTGCCCATTACGGGATATCCGACACCAAGCCGAACTTCATCGCCTGCTAGTTAACACAAGCGCCTTTTCCTTAACTAACGCCCGCCGTTAGTTAACTATCCGTCCACAAGTCGCAACTTGTAGACGCTTCTGTATCAAATCTGCTTCATTCTCGCGCAATCGCGCACCTTTGCATCACATTTCATTCGCTATTCGCAAACCGCGAACGCATGGGGTACTCATGGCGAAAACTGTTTCTATGACTGATGACGAGATTCTTGATCTTGTCCAGCCAGACATTGACCGCGCCAGGGCGCACCAGACCGAGCTTTCGAAGGAACGCGAGAAGTCTTACGACCTGTACCGCTTCGAGCCACTTGGCAATGAGCGCGAGGGTTTCTCGCAGGTCGTGGACTCTATCGCGTGGAACAGCGTCGAGGCCCTGAAGCCTTCGCTCCATGCCATTTTCACGGGCGATTTCTTCTCCCTGACCTCCGACAATGAGGAACGGGCGAAGAAGTTCAAGGATTATCTGCGCTATGTGCTGTTCCGCAAGCAGAACGGCAAGCGCATCCTCAAGGATTGGATTCACGACAGCCTCATCAACCATTTCGGCGTCCTCAAGTGCTGCTACCGCGAGGATTACGACCTTGAGACGAAGGTATTTCCCAACCTGACTGCTGAACAGTTCGCGGCCCTTCAGGGCGACCAGAACGTGCAGATCACGAAGTACACCGAAGTCACGGTTGATGCTCCTGCGGTGCCGATGCCCTACCAAGACCCGACTACGGGCGAGGTTGTGCAGGTTCCAGTTCCGCAGACTGTGCAGGCGTATGAGGACGTGAAGGCTGTCCGCAAGGTGATGAAGTTCGCCGGGCCGTCCGTCGAGGTGGTTCCCGCGTGGGAGTTCTACTACGTTCCCGGCTATCCGGAAATTTCAGAGTGCCCTTTCGTGGCGCACAAGGTCCGCAAGACCCTGGACGATATCCGCAAGGGTGAGCGCGCTGGGAAGTACCGCAAGGGCGTGTATGCCAAGGTCAAGGACAAGGTTGCGAACCGCATCAGCAACCCGGACACCTTGGGCGAGATTCAGGCCCTGTTTGACGTGGACGGCCTGACCAGCCCTGACAACACGCTTCCGAGCAAGAATTACGACGATACGAGCATCCGCGCAGGCAGCAACGAAGTGGACGTGTGGGAATGCTATTTCCTCGCGGACATCGACAAGGACGGCCTGCTTGAGCCGACCATTTGCAGCATTTGCGAGGATGTTGTCCTGCAAGACCCCGTGGAGAACCCTTACGGCGGTCCTCCGTTCGTTCCCGGCTACTTCCATCGGGAGCCGCACAAGATGGAGGGTATGCCCTTACCGCTCTTGGTGCGGAATGAGCAGCTTGAGCAGACGAACCTTCGCCGCCTGATTGTCGATTCTGCCGCCGAGTCCACCTACATGACGTCCATCACCAGTGACCGGAATATGGCACGCCAGTGGGCCGCTAGGGTCATGGGTGACAGCATCATCGGCAACCCCGACAGCTTCAAGATGAACACGCCCAACCCGCCTAGCCAGTTCGTGCTTCGCGCTAAAGAGCTTGGCGATTCCAGCCTTGAGAAGAAAACGGGCATCACGTCCTACAATCAGGGGCTTGACGCCAACAGCTTGAACAAGACCGCCAAGGGCATCACCATGATTATGGGTGCCAGCCAGCAGCGGCAGAAGTACATTGCCGAGGGCTTCGCGGACAGCGTTGAAGAGCTTATCCGGCAGATGATCGCCATTGTGCAGTTATACCCCCCGGCTGACGTTGTGCGCCTTGAGGGTACGCCTATCGAGGTGACGGCGGATGACCTTCAGGGCTTGTTCGACATTGAAATTGACGTGGGCACAGGCCCGCAGGAGAAGCAGGCCACGGCGCAAGCCCTTGACCAGCATATTCAGTTCTTGACGCAGGTTGGCGTACCTATGGGCATCGCCACCCCGGCTCACCTCGCGCAGACCGTGTACAAGAAGTACGGTATTCTCGATATCAACGCTAAGAATCTCATGCTTCCGATGGAAGAAATCCAGCAGAAGTTCGCCCCGCCCCCTCCCGGCCCTGACGGGAAGCCAGCCCCCCAGCAGAACCAGCAGGCGCAGCAGATGCAGGCGCAGATGCAGCAGATGGACCAGCATATCAAGCAGGCCGATGCGGAAATCAAGCGTTTACAGGCCGAATTGAAACGCCTGTCCGAGCAGAACGCCGCGCTTCAGTACAACACGCAGAAGGACGAGGCAGAGATGCAGCTTGAGCGTGAGAAGTTGGCGGCAGAGATGCAGTTCAACTACACGAAGTTACAGGG